CTTCCCGTCTTCACGGTAAACAGGTTGTCCGTCATCCCCAAGCTTACTCATGTTGCTTTGGTGGACACGGTTAAGTGCTTCATCAAGATCCCATCCAAGGTTCTCTGCATATTGATAGCAGACATAGACAAGATCAGACAACTCCTTAAGGGTATCGGTAGCATTAACTACGAAGCCTTTGATGAGTTGGTTATCAGCATCTAGAAACTCTTTGAACTCTTCAACGATCAAAGTCCTCTGCATAGTCCGTGAAGCTGGACTCGTACTGTTGTTGACCCGGAAACTTCTCCGGAATTCCTTGGCTTGGATGCTGAGAAATGATTTCGTTTTCAAGCTCATTTTGTAGGTAGTGGATTGCTTTAGTGAGGTCTTGGATGTAAGCTGAGGTTAGGTTCTGACCTGAGATGCCTTTGTGTCCAGCTCGGCAGATATATTTGATTGCATTACCAAGGTGGAAGTTTAGTTGTTGGTCTCGGATGAAGTCCCAAACTTGAATGGATCCTCGCTTGTAGTAGTCGGGACCTTGGGTATTTGAGTGGGCCATTTCTTAACTAGGTTGGATACGGTATTACAGAGAGTAAAGTTCTGGCGTTGTAGTGCCATGAAGATGGTGATTACATCTTTGAGCTTTGTATCTGGTTGATGTAGAGCATTCTCAATCTGCTTGAGTTTAAATTGTTGCTCCATCGTTAGCTCCAACACGGGAGCGGGGAGTCCAAAGTCTTGGTTCTTGATTGGTGAAATCATAATCTTCACATTGAAGGATCTTAGCAAGGCGAGCATTAGTAAGAGCCTCATCTTCTGTGAGACCCTTTTCTAGGAAGGTAGTTAGTACAGTATCCCAAGTGTAACCCTCTTTCTCAAAGAGAGCAACAGCTCGCTTGATACCGATACCAGGTACACCAGCATAACCATCTGTCTGGTCACCTGCCATTGTTTGGATGAGGTGCCACTGGTAACCTTCCTCTTGGGTAATAGTTACTACCCCCTCTGTAAGGTCGTACAACTGGCCTGGAATCTGCCTCATGTCCTTATCTGGGCTGCAGATGATATGACCCTCTTCCTGGGTCGCGTAGATACCTAAGGCATCGTCTGCTTCAAGGGTGGGCATCACAACAACTTGGTAGTCCTCCTTGAGCTTGTTGATGACCCTTTTGTAGCCGCACGGTTTCTTTCGGTTTCTATGTCCCTTATAGTTTGGGTCAATAGATTTACGGAAATTAGTAGAGTCAGAAAAGAACAGAATAGAATCATCGAAACATCCGAGGTCATTAGCGATGTTGTAGAGTTCGCGTTCAACGTACTCATAGGCATCTTTGAAGTTGGAGGTAACGACGATAAGGTCTTCTCCGAAGTCAATCTCTGTTTCAGCTCCGGCGCAGCACTTATATACGATGAAGTCAGCATCAATCAATAAGCTCATTTACCTTGACCCCTTCGCAGTTTGCGACCATGGGATGGTAGGGAGCGAGTACCATTACCTTGACGGGTTCGTTTGTATTTAGCACGGGACTTGAACTCAATGCGTCCTAGTGCAGTCTTTGATTTAACAGCCATAATTAGTGAACATCTGCCCAGGTGGATCCGATCTTACCCTCGGCAGAGATAGGGATTCGGAGATTATAGTATTGACCAGCAGTAATAGCGGTCTCTTCTAGATGTAGCTTTAGTATCTCTACTGCATCTGGTGTTGTTTCGTATTGGAGTTCGTCGTGAATAAATGCAAGTTGGTGAGTGTGATTATGTAAGAAGGTATCGTTAGCAATAACCATCCACCGCTTAGCTACAACACCTGCACCAGACTGGAGTAAGTAGTTGAGTGCCTTATGTGGGCTATCTACTGCGATCTTTCTACCGTCAATAGATTTGATAAAGCCTCGTTCACCTGCGGAACGGACTGCACCAAGAAGGTCAGCAAGACCGTCAATAGCAGAAACATAAGCTCTTCGTATCTCAGCACCCTTTTCTTTCGCCTTGTCCTGGGAAAGGCTTTGGTCATAACTAAGTCCTATCTTTTGATCACCTGCCCCATAGAGGAAGGCGTAAGTTACAGTCTTTACTAGTCGCCTTGAGATTCCAATCTTGTCTGCATTCTCTTGGTGAATGTCACCGTTGAGTAGCACATCACCATACCGACCACCATCATAACGTGCTAGGTAATGTGCGAGCATACGTAGCTCAATACCAGCAAGGTCAGCACCAACCATTACATAACCAGGACTAGCTGTGAATAGCTTCCTGAAGTTAAGGTCACTAGGTACCTGTGCAAGGTTAGGGTTGCGGTGTGCGCACCTGTGTGTGTTAGTAGCTACTGAACAATGGTGATGGATACGATTACCTTTAACTAGTTTAAGCCAGGCATTCTTACCCTCAGATAGCATACCAAGTTGTTTGGTTAGTTCTAGGCATCGGAAGAACTGTAGTGCTTCCTCTGTACCAATATCCTTAAGGACAGTCTCATCAATGGCAGTCTTGCCACTTGCTGTTTCCTTATCGGGTATCCAACCATGATGGTTCTTCATGACCCATGCAATGTGGTCACGACTACAAGGGTTGAACTCTTTTAGTTTAGTGAGAGGAGCTCCTGCGACGTATCCAGTGGTTCGGTTAACTCGCTTAGGAGTGAACTCTCGTCCCGCAATGAGAGGATACCTGTTTCGTAGTAGTGCAGTAAGATTAGAAAGCTCGGTATAGAGAGCTTGTGTAAGTTCCCATGCAGCAGGCTCATCAAAGCGCCACCCATGTATCTCTTGTTGGGTGAGGATTGTTGCGACATCATGTTCTAATTGGATGAAGTCAGGTATGGGTGGAAATGTTGCCATAACTTCTGTGTTACGTGTACGTCTTGTAAGCAATAATCTTGCATCTCTTGTGACCAGTGCTTCCAATCAGTGTCCTTACCGAACTCACCTTTGTATTCACCAAGTCTATAACCATAGGCCTCTAGCGAGTGTCTACCTTGTAGCTTAGGTGGCATCTTCAGGTGCTTACGCTTCTGATCTGTCTTCAATATATCGGCGTGATAAATGCGACTGAGAACAAGAGTATCAAGAATCCTACCGCTGGGGGTAAACCAAGGATAGAGTTTACTGATAACAGGAATATCGTAGCCGATAATGTTATGCCCAATAAGGCTGGTGGCATCCTCAAGTAACTGCACACCCTTTGTAATTGGTTGAGCATTACCTTCATCGTTGAAGACAAGAGTCTGGTTGGCATCAATATCATAGACACCAATACAGTGGATCTTGGTGGCAGCATCGTATAGACCGTCAGTCTCAAGGTCAAAGATTAGATTCACTTACCCTGCCACAAATAAGTCTTATCAACGAACTGTGCTCGTTTGATTGCTTCAGGGGTAGGAGGATTGGGTGCTACAAGGTCGTAATACGGATCGTTGCTATAGTCGATGTACTTTGGGTAACCATCAGGAGCGATGGTCTTAAAAGTCTGTCGTTGCGTCGAAGTCATTAGCTTCAGTCTCAGTAAATTTACAGGTATCTAAATCATAGGTGAGTTGACATGCTACACCGACTTCCCCACTATAACGGTTTTTGAGGACTCGCACAGTAGTAGAAGAGCCTCCTCTATCCGCCTGCTGGTTCCGTTCAAGCGCAATAACTCCATCTGACAATTGAGCAATAGCTGCCGAGCCTCGTAGTTGCCCAAGGGTAACTCGTGCTCCTTCTTCGTGATTGGTGTCATTAGATGTACGGCGTAGGTGGGAAACAAGAAACATAGCAATACCAGTACGCTCTACAAGAGAGCGAAGCTTGGTCATTGTCTGGTCGAGCATTCGGCGCTCATCACCATCTAATCCAGACATTAGGATACTGAGGTGGTCTAGAAAGATTACCCTAGTATCAAGACCTGTTGCCAAGTACTCAATTCGGTTGTAGATGAGATCAGGATCAAAAGAACCAAAGCCATCAAAAAGAAAGAGGTTCCAGTTAGCAAGAGTGCTTTGATAAGCTTCGGTGAGGCTAGATCGGTCATGTTCTCCAATGTGTAGTGACTTACCAACTGCTGCGGACATCAGTCCAAGAGCTGTACGACGGTTGGATTCTTCAAGAGCCAGGTAACCAACCCGCTCTCCTCCACATAGCAAGTGAGTTGCGAGTTCACGACAGAAACTTGACTTTCCGGTGCCAGATCCTGAAGTGATTACTGTAAGCTCTCCATACCGTATCCCGTGTAGCTTGTCCTGGATTCCTTTAAATGGATAGTCATGGTTAGATTGTGGGGTAGGTGTTGTGACTAACTCAAGGAGAGTTTTACCATCTACTATCCCGTCTGGACGGTAATGCTTCGCGTCCCAAATAGCTCGACGAATCGCCTCAGAGTCATTGACCTGGAGAGCGTCTGACGCATCCTTATAGCCCTCAAGTCTTGCGATCTTTGTCTTGCCAGGTTGCAGTATGCTTGCTGCTTCCTCCGCCGCCTTACGGCCTGCGTCGTCATTGTCGAAGAACAGGACAATCTCCTCGTAACCCTGGAGCCAGGGGATAGCCCGTTGAATCGACTTTTTGGCCGCAGCGGCACCGCTAGGTAGAGATACCATCGGCCACCCCGGCATAGCCTCACTACACGAAGCTGCATCGAGTTCCCCTTCAGTAATAACGACTCGTTTTCCAGTGGAGGGAAACAAATGTTGTCCAAAGAGTGTTCCAGGTGTGTCTCCTTCATAACTGAATGATTTGCTCTTGGTCTTTACCTTACAGCCTTTAGCGACTCCAGCATCATCGAAATAATAGAAGCGTAATACGTCTCCATCTTTGTAGATTCGGTATTGTTGGCAAACCTTTTCTGAGATGTTCCGTTTTTGCAGCCGCTCGGCTGAACCTCGGATTTGAACATTGGTAGACATTTTATGAGTGTGAACAGTATCGCCATCACCTTTAGTGTGGGCGTTACAAGAGAAACAAAAAGTGTGGCCATCTGAATACAGGCTAGCTGCATCAGACGACCCACATATATCACACGGTAAGTGTCTCACGAACTCGCTGTCGGAGTTCTGCATATGTGCGTGCTTGTGCATCGTGATAATCAAACCAGCCGTCTAGTGCTCGATAGAAACCTTCAATTAAGTTAGCAGTAACTTCGGGGTTGTCTGCATCAACATCAGACAGGTAATCGCAGAAGCCTTCAGTAAAGAACTCAACAGAACCGTATTTGGTGGGACGCATAATCAGAATTTAGTGCGAGTGTTGATCAGGTTTTCGTACTCATCTAGTGCATCTTCAAATGCTTCGATGATATCGTTTGGTGAGTAACTATTGTCAAAGGAAAGAATCAAAGCAGATACAACCTGCTTGATTACATCTAAGTCAGCCATGAAATAGGGATCGAGTGGAATGAACAGTATTGAAAGCCGTGCTTCTCACACCACTTGGCGTAAGTTGTCTTGCTTCCTTTATAGATCTTGTTGTGAGGTGCCTGGAATACGAAACGAATGTCAAGGTCAGGATGTGCTGCCTTGACTGCTTTCATCTTACGCCTATCCTCCTCAGTTAGTTGGCCCTTAGTTTCTAAGAAGATACCATTGGGTAGGAGGAAGTCTGGCGTGTAGTTGCATTGCAGTACGTAAGGTACCTTAGTTGATTCGTATTCGTATTTGACACCCAGGTTAGTGAGAAGATCAGCGACCTTCTCTTCAAGTCCTGAGCGGAATGCCATCAGAAGTCATCTTCCTCAACTGCATCCTCCACTACCTCAACAGGAGTAGGTGGTTCAGATGCCTTGAAGCCAGTAGTCTGGCCAAACAGTGCTGCTACCTCTGTATCACCAAGACCACTGCGATCAATACCAGCACCACCTCCAAGCTCTACTACCTGGACACCAACAAGCTTAAGGCTAGTGCCATAGGTGACACCATCCTTCAGGATGTATGGCTTCTGTCGGAAGGCAAGCTTAACCTTACTGCCACTATAGACAGGCAGGTCAACATTAGTGATAGGTGTGCCCTCACTATCGACAACAGGAGGACGGTTCTCTTCATTCCATGAGAACTTAGTTTTATACTTACCTTCAGTGACCTCTTCCCATGGCTCAGGCTTAAGGACACTACGCTTAGGGTTCTTCAGTTTGGACTGTGCCCACTTGAGTGTCTCCTTACGGTCATCTTCCAATACTTCGATGAGCTGGGAGTCCAGGAGTGCAGACAGTGAATAACCAAACTTAGATGGTTTCAGTACAGCTTGATAACCTTCAAGGATGACAGGCTGTTGAGTAACGTGGATGG